GGGATTCAAACATTAGATCTCATTGATTCTGTTGGTGATGCTGAAGCATTCTGTAGGTCTAATATTTTGAAATATGCTTCACGTTATGATAGGAAGGGTACAGCACGTAAGGACATCATTAAGATTGCTCATTACGCTATTCTCCTTTGTCACTTTAGTGATAAGCAAGCTAAAGCAGACCAGATTAACGCTAACAACCCTACATCCTTTTCAGTAGATTATGACAAGTAAAGTTAAGTTAACAAAAGAAACGATTGGTGTATTAACCAACTTCGTAGATATCAATCAGTCTATTGTATTCCGTAAAGGTAATACAATTAAAACTATTAGTAATGCAGAGAATATCCTAGCAGAATATACATGCGAGGAAGATTTTCCAATAGACTTTGCTATCTATGATCTTGGTCAGTTTTTAAAGAGTCTTGCACTTTTTGATAATCCTTATCTTGAGTTTGATTCTGATGATTATGTTACTATCAGAGATAGACATAGATCAGTTCGTTATTATTTTTCAGATCCAGAGATTACATTGAAGTCAGCACCTGATAAGAGTGTTAACTTTCCAGATCCTGATTTGGAATTCACTATCACAAACGATGATATGGTTAGTCTTAGGAAAGCATCTATGGATGTTCTTCGTGTTCCTGATCTTACATTTGAATGTGCTAATGGTGATATCAGATTGGTTGTTAGAGATAGAGAGAATGATACTAGTAACAACTACAAGCAGAAGGTTAACGGATCCTGTGAAGGAAACTTACAACTTGATGTTAAGGTAGAGAATCTTAGAATCATTGATCTCAATCGTGTTCTCAATAAGGATGAACCAGATGATAGTTATGTATTTACAACTAGAGTATCTAATAAGCTTATCTCTGAGTGGACTAATGAGAAATTAAATCTTAAGTACTACATTGCATTGGAACCCTAATGCTATTACATCAAGTTTTCTTTTGCCCTATATTCACATTTAGATTTGAGAATCATAGTAAGTATGATTTTCCTATGGTTGAGAAGATGGATAGGAAACCTGATGGATGGATTGAATCTGTCAATTCTACTTTTCCTAGAATACCAGATGATGATCCTGTAGTCTTTCGTGATGAAAGAAACAATCTCATGAGAGATTTGGGAGAGCAAATGAAAGAGATCTTCCAAGAATATCAGTTGCCAGATAAATTTAGTTTTGATCACTTCTGGTATAACATCTATCATGAGCAACAAGGACAAGAACCACATACACATTTGAATGGATGCTTTAAGAGAACTCCTTACTGGTGTGGTATTTACTACTACAGAGGAGCAACTCCAACAACATTCTTCCGTCCAGATTGTAACAATCGAGTACATAAGTTTCCACATGCAAGTCCTATATTTCAAGAGTACTTTGCTGATAAGTTGAAACCTGATCTCAAGGATGGTGATGTGATACTTTTCCCACCGTACATACAGCATTGCGTAGAACCATCTACTAGTGCTACAATGCGTATGACCTTTTCATTTAACCTAGTATTAGATAATGAGTAAAGACTTTTTATGGGTCGAGAAATACCGTCCTTCTACAGTTAAGGATTGTATTTTACCTGATAGCATTAAGAATGTTTTTCAGGGTTTTGTAGAGCAGCGTGAGATCCCCAATCTTTTGTTGTCTGGATCTGCTGGTGTAGGTAAGACAACTATTGCTAAAGCTCTATGTGATGAGATAGGAGCATCTTACATTTTGATCAATGGATCGGATGAAGGTAGGTTCCTTGACACTGCTAGGAATAAGATTAGACAGTTTGCTACAACCGTCTCATTGACCTCTGGAACGTCCCATAAGGTCGTTATAATAGATGAGGCAGATAACACAACCAACGATGTTCAATTATGTCTGAGGTCTGCTATAGAGGAGTATCACAATAATTGTAGATTCATTCTTACTTGCAATTTTGTCAATAAGATAATTGAACCACTTCATTCACGTTGTACCGTTATAGATTTTCGTGTGAAGAACGGACAGTCTGTACCATTACAAGGACAGTTCTTTGATCGTCTTAGAAATATATTAAAAACAGAAGATGTTACATTTGAAGATAAAGTTCTGGCTAAACTTATTACTAGGTATTATCCTGACTGGCGTAGGGTTATCAATGAGTGTCAACGCTATTCTGCTAGTGGAGCCATTGATGCAGCTATTCTTGCTGACGTTGCTGATATTAATTTTGATAGTCTGCTTTCGGCATTAAAGAAGAAAGACTTTAAGACTGTTAAAGGGTGGGTAGTTCAGCACATGGACAGTGATCCCACTACAATATTCCGTAAGATATATGACAGTACATATACTGTTTTACAACCTGCTTCAATCCCAGAGGCAGTTCTTATAATAGCAAGGTATATGAAAGATGCTACTATCGTTGCTGATCATGAGATTAACTTACTAGCATGTCTAACTGAAATCATGATGAGTTGTGAATTCAAATGAGAAATCCTTGGAAAACCTTAATCTCTAAAGCAAAGACTGCTGCTCGTCCTGGTCAGGAAAAGAAAAATGGAATCAAGAGGACAGAACCATTAGATGTCACTATTGATGAAATGTATCTGATCAAGCAATTTTCTAAACAAGATGGTAAATGCTATTGGACAGAGTTTCCCATAGATCCTCATGGTGTCTATGAGAAAAACAATCCTCTTGCTCCTAGTCTTGAGAGATTAGATGAGTCTAAAGGATATATTCCTGATAATGTTGTTATTTGTCTTAGGTTATTTAATCTTGGAAGGCAACGTTGTCCAGAAAATAAATTTAGACGACAGGTTCAATTACTAAAAGGTCATTTTATGGGCAATAAAGTTGTTGGTGATTTGACCGAATTTATGATGGAGTGTGAATTCAAATGAAAATTACTAAAGATGATTTAATGCACCATAGGTTGCAAGCATGGTTACGTGAGAATAAAACTGAGGACATAGAGTATCTTGGATTCTATCCTGATGTTTTGGGTGTTAATAAACATTGGTATCGTATTGATACTCATGAAGTTACTGTTGATTGTATACATGATCTGGAGTTAGTCGATGATTGATGCTGTAAATATTGACACTCCATATATTTGGAAAGGTCATATTGATCCTCCTAAAAATTATAATGAGATAAAAGAGAATCTATCATTGATAAAAGATCAATGTAGTGGACAGATCCAATCTCCTTTAGAGGAGGGTAACTCATTTTCTACAGTTGGTTACGATAGGTATCGTCCACATAGGATAGAAGAGCTTGCACCATTTTACAAAAAGTTGTATAATGATTTACAGTTCATTCATTTTAGAGTGAATGATCGAACTCGTGTTCCAAATCATATGCTCAATCCTGTATTTGATACAGGATTTTATAGTGTTGATTTACAGGAAAGTAATAGAACTGAAGATAAGTTCTTCTTGATAGACAGAGCATGGTTTAACGTTCATTACAGAGGTGCTAGAACACTACCACATGATCACGGAATCGTTGATTATGTTTGTGCTTATTATTTGAATCATCCAAAGGATAGTGGTAACTTTATGGTTGAACCATCTGGAGGTATGAGTACTGCTGTATTGAATAGTGACAGTACTAAGATTAGTTACACTCATAAACAGAATCCAGTAACTATTCCTGTAGAGACAGGTGACTATCTAATCTTTCCTGGTCACGTCACACATGGATGTGAATCTAGTGATAGTGATGAGGAACGGATTGTAATTACAACTAATATAATGGTGAATAAGTATGACTAATTCAGCAGAACTACCACCACTACCAGAGTGGGGTCCTAATAGATTAACTACTATGAAAAAATTAAAAAAAGAAAAACTAAGAGCACAAGTTAAGTCCAGATTTTATTATCTGTTCTGGGGTGCTGCAACAGTATCTGTTTTATTCGGTCAACTCTATGTTGGATCTGGATATAGATCATATGCAGAATCTCTTAATAGAATATTTGATGCAGTTGAAGTAGAAGTTAATCGTCCTAAATTTTATTAATGAAAACTCTAAAGTCATTAAAGACACCACTCAGGTATCCTGGTGGTAAGTCAAGAGCTGTAGTAAAGCTACTACAGTTTCTTCCAAATCTTAATGAGTATAGAGAATTTCGTGAACCATTTCTAGGAGGTGGTTCTGTATCATTAGAGATTACGAAACGATATCCTGATATAGAGATTTGGGTTAATGATCTTTATGAACCTTTAGTAAACTTTTGGAAAGAACTACAGCATAATGGAGAAGATCTTGAGGCTGCTATTCTTTCAAAGAAGAACTTTCATCCCGATAGGGATACTGCTAGAAAACTTTTTAATATTAGTAAGGAGAATATAAATGACAAAGAAAAATCGAACTTTGATAGAGCCTGCTCTTTTTATATCGTTAATAAGTGTTCCTTTAGTGGTCTTACTGAGTCTTCCTCGTTCTCCCCACAGGCATCCGAATCCAACTTCTCCTATAGAGGAATTGAACGACTTAGCGAGTACTCAAAACTCATTGAGAACTGGAAGATCACCAATAGATCTTATGAAGAATTGTTAACGGATTGGAAAGGTGCTTTTGTGTACCTAGATCCACCCTATGACATCAAAGATAATCTTTATGGTAAGAAGGGTGGTATGCATAAAACCTTTGACCACGATGAGTTTGCAAGGGCATGTGATCACTTTACTTCACCTATGCTTGTATCATATAATTCAAGTCAGATTGTAAAGGATCGTTTTAGGGAGTGGACAGTTGGGGAATTTGCACACACTTACACCATGAGGAGCGTAGGGTGCTATAATATAGATCAAGCAACAAGGAAGGAATTAGTCCTATTAAATTATGAAGTGTGAAGTAAAACTATTTGTAGCAGGACAGGTCTTTAAGGAGACTGTACACGCACGTAATTATGATGAAGCAAGAAAGGTTGCACTTGCACGTAACCCAAATGCTAGAGTAGTATCTGTTAACGCATTATTTTCATGAAACCTTTAGAAGAAAAAATTAAGAATGCAGAGTCTAGGATTAAAGAGTTGCAACTCTTAATCGAAGCTTGGAAGAAAGCATTGGAGGAATCTGATGGATTATAAAACTGCTGGTGTGGACATAGAGGCAGGTAATGCTTTTGTGGAAAGACTCAAAAAGAAAGCACCTACCATTGGTGGATTCAATGGTATGTTTAAGGTTCCTTCTGGTTATGAGGAACCTGTTTTAGTATCTGGTGCTGATGGTGTTGGTACTAAAATTAATATTGCAAAGATCAATAGAGAATTTAATACTATAGGAATTGATCTCGTTGCCATGTGTGTCAACGATGTGATCACATGTGGTGCTAAACCTTTATACTTCTTAGATTATATTTCTACTGGTAAGATATCTCCTATC